AGAGGAACGACTTCATGACTAAATTGAAACAGTATTGGACAGCTACCTATCTGAGCGCGTGTTTAATATTTCTCGCCTCAATAATGTTTGGTTGCGTGGAAGTAGGCGGCGGAACTTCAACTTCAGGCTCAGATGCTTGTGCTGGCACTGAGTGCTCAGACAATCACAACGAGTCTGACAACAGCACCGATTCTTGAGCGAAGAAGCGTTCAGCCTGGTTGTTGCGGTCAAACTTATGGCATTGGTGTTCGCATTTATGTTTGTGGTGATTGCACTTGTGGTGTTGTTGATTTAGTTGGTTAATTCACGCAATAAGGGCAGGGCCGGGGAACAGGAAGTCGCCCGAACTTTGCGCGATGAGTTGGGCCTTGAGGTCACTCGGAACTGGCAACAGCAGGCCGCGCAAGGAGGCACCGATATTGTCGGCGTGCCAGGTTGGGCCATCGAGGTCAAACGCGCAAAACAGTGGAGCAACGAATGGTGGACGCAGGCGGCGGCGCAGGCAGCACGCACAGGAGAAAAACCGGTGCTCATTTATCGGTTGGATCGAAAACCCTGGCGTGCGCGGTGCTGTGCCTGTGTCGTTCGCCTACCTCACTTCCAGATTGAGATGGACTTTATTGACTGGATAACGGTAGTTCGAGAGGAGATAAGCGCAAGTGCCTAGCACCCGGTTCAAGTACGAAATCAACGATCCACCGTGTGATCGGTGTGCATATGAAAAGCAATGCCAATATGAATGCGCCGCGTTCCGATCTTACTGCTATTGGGGGTCTGAACAGGAGCCACCGAAACTAGCAAATGAAAACAAAAACAATCTTAGCTGATAGTCTTATTCCCTATATCCGAAACCCGCGCAAGAACAGCGCGGCAGTGGATAAGGTCGCCGCAAGCATCAAGGAGTATGGGTGGCAACAACCCATCGTCGTGGACAAAGAGAACGTGATCATTGCAGGGCATACCAGGATGTTAGCCGCGCAAAAGTTAGGCATGGACAAGGTGCCGGTACACGTTGCCGATCTATCCGATGCCCAGGCTAAGGCGTACCGCTTGGCTGATAACCGTATATCTGAGGACGCGGATTGGGACATTGATCTGCTAGGGCTTGAGATACGCGAGTTGGACGATCTTGGTTTTGATCTAGACCTCACCGGGTTTGATAACACCGAACTGGCGAACCTCCTGATTGACCCCGACCTCGGGGAGACAGACGAGGATGCTGTACCGGAGCTGCCAGAGGAGCCTATAAGCAAACCGGGCGACCTTTGGATATTGGGCGAACACCGGTTGCTGTGCGGAGACAGCACGAACCTTGAGGACGTCGAGCATCTGATGGATGGACAGAAGGCCGATATGGTGTTCACCGATCCACCGTGGAACGTGAACTATGGAACGAATCTGAACGGCGGGAAGTACAAAGATAGAACAATTCTTAACGACCACATGAAGGAAGATGAGTGGGCCACGTTTGTCTCCGACGTTTGTGGATGTCTGAACGCGGCGTCAAAACCAGGCGCGATCGTCTACTTGGTGATGAGCGCACAGGAATGGCCGCAGATAGACAAAGGTCTGAGAGACTCGGACTTTCATTGGTCGTCCACGATCATCTGGGCTAAAGACACGTTGGTGTTATCCCGCAAGGATTATCACACCCAATACGAGCCAATCTGGTATGGGTGGAAGAACGGCAGTGCGCGATTAGTTGAGTTGGCAGATAGAAAACAATCCGATTTGTGGGAGGTGGAACGACCAAAGGTCTCGAAACTGCACCCAACCACAAAACCGATTGAGTTGGTCGAGCGCGCTGTGAATAACAGCAGTCACGGACGTGACCTCGTGCTTGACCTCTTTGGCGGGAGCGGTAGCACGTTGATCGCTTGCCAGAAGAACGGACGCAAGGCGCGACTTATGGAGCTAGACCCGAAATACTGCGACGTGATTGTGAAGCGGTGGGAGCAGTACACAAGCGAACAGGCAACGTTACGACAGCGGGAGGCCGCTTAATTTTGCGCTATGAATGAACCTAAAAAGAAGGTCGGCAGACCCCAGGCCGAGATTGATCTGGAACAGGTCGAGAGGCTTGCCGCTATCGACTGCACGGAGCCGGAGATCGCCGCTGTGCTTGGCATTGATTACGCCACATGGAAACGGCACAAGAAACGCAACCCGGACATTGTAGAGATTGTAGAAAGGGGCAAAGAGAACGGTAAAGCATCGTTGCGTCGGTTGCAGTGGAAGACGGCAAGCGAGGGCAACCCGACGATGCAAATATGGTTGGGGAAGCAACGCCTTGGTCAACAGGACAAGAAGCACATCGAGCAACAACAACTGGAGCCTTTGGTCATTGTCACAGATAAATCTGACACAAGCGCAGACGAAGGTCTTTCTCAATCAGAGTCGGTTTCGGGTTCTGGTGGCGGGGAGACGGTTCGGAAAAACTTACCTCGCACTCACTGAATTACTTCATGCCTCGATATCAAAGCCGAACTCGATTAATTGGTACGTTGCGCCGACTTACCGCCAAGCGAAACAAATCGCCTGGAAAAGCCTCAAACAAATGATGCCGCCGTCACAGATCGCCGCGACCAACGAAACGGACTTAAGCGTGGAGTTGAACAATGGAACCATCGCCGCACTTCGGGGTGCTGACAATTACGATGCTTTGCGTGGTGTCGGCCTCGACCTTGTGGTTATGGACGAGTTTGCCGATATGCACGCCGATGCCTGGTTTGAAGTCTTACGACCAATGCTTGCAGACAAACAGGGTCGTGCACTCTGGATTGGTACACCGAAGGGGTATAACCACTTCCACGACCTCTATCGCTACGCCCAGGACACCGACGAGTGGGGCGCGTGGCAGTTCACGACAGCGGACGGATCGCGAGTCGCAAGGGAAGAGATAGCGGCGGCACGGCGCGACATGGGCGAGCGTGAGTTTCGTCAGGAGTTTATGGCGACCTTTGAAGCGTTAGCAGGTCGCGTTTACAGTAACTTCGACCGCGACGATAACGTGCGCGATCTTCAAGACAACGGCGGCACGCTGTATGTTGGCATGGACTTCAACGTCGACCCGATGACCGCGGTGATTGCGGTGAAAGCTGCCGACCAGTTGCACATCCTTGACGAGATCGAGATGGGCGACAGCAATACCGAACTGATGGCAGGCGAGATCAAACGCCGCTTTAAGCAACGCGACATTGTGGTCTACCCTGATCCATCAGGCCGCGCACGCAAGACGAGCGCACCTGTTGGACGCACTGACTTTGCGATACTATCCAACTCCGGTTTCGATGTCCGAGCGCCAAGACACGCGGCCCCAGTGGTTGACCGTATCAATACCGTCCAAGCCGCATTAAAGTCCGCAGAAGGTACGCAAAGACTTTTCGTTGATCGACGCTGTAAGAACGTAATCCGCGCCCTCGATGGGCTGACCTATATCAACAACCAACCGGACAAGTCTGGTGGGTTGGATCACATCACTGACGCGCTTGGCTATCTCGTAATGGGCGAGTTGCCGTTGCGCCGACATATTGAACCACGACAACCAACACGGTGGAGTTAATGGCTAACGAGCATGTAACAAAAACCGGTGCTATCTACGACGTAAACGCCTCCCGATGGGAGTTTCTTCTTCGCTCTTACTTGGGAGGAGATGACTATCGGAACGGTGAATATCTAACCAAGTACAAACTTGAAAGCGAACAGGACTTTAAAGAGCGACTTAACCAGACGCCACTTGATAACCAGTGCAAGAACGTCGTGCATATCTATTCGTCGTTTATCTGGCGGGATCACCCGACCCGAGAGTTTGGCGGGATCGGTAACGACCCAGCCCTTGAGCCGTTCCTGATGGATGCCGACCACGATGGCAGATCGTTCAACACCATCATGCGAGAAGCGACTATTTGGTCGAGCATCTACGGCCATTGTTGGTTGCTGTTAGACAAGCCAAGCATCGAGGCGTCAACCCGCGCCGAAGAGCTGGCGGCAGACATTCGCCCCTACCTTACGCTGATCACACCAGAGAACGTATTCGATTGGCGATACGACCGCACACCTTCGGGTGCTTACCGCTTGGGCTACCTCAAGGTTCGAGAAACCGGAGATAAACGCCGGTTCCGTATCTGGACGCCAGAGAGCATCGAACTGTGGGAAGCTGAAAACGACAAAGACCCACTGCTAGTTGAGCGCATGGATAACCCTCTCGGCGCAATCCCAGCCGTCTGTGTGTACGCACAACGCTCGGCCATCCGTGGCGTTGGAGTCTCGGACGTGACCGACGTCGCTGATATACAGCGTGCCATTTACAACGAGTTGTCTGAGATCGAGCAGTTGATCCGCATCGCTAACCATCCTTCGCTTGCCAAGACCGACAGCACGGAAGCAAGCGCAGGGGCAGGCAGTGTGATCCAAATGCCGGACGATCTCGACCCCGGTTTGACCCCGTTCTTGTTGCAACCTAACAGCAGTAATCTCGACGGCATCCGCTCAAGCATTGAGGACAAGATTAAAGCGGTGGATCGGGTCACGCACCTGGGCGCAGTTAGGGCAACGGAGAAGCAGGCCAAGAGCGGCATCGCGTTGCAGACCGAGTTCCAGATGTTAAACAGCAAACTCTCGGAGAAAGCTGACCTACTGGAACTGGCCGAAGAACAACTCTGGACGCTGTGGTGCGCTTGGCAGCGCAGAGAGTGGGATGGGGTTATCGACTACGCCGACTCCTTTGATCTGCGTGATTACCAGTCCGACCTTGAGTTCTTGCAGATGGCAAGGGCAAGTGGTCTGCAAAGCGGCACGTTCCAACGAGCGATAGATCGTCAGATTGCCGCTCTCGTTGTGGACGATGATGAGTTGCCCCAGGCTTACGATGAGATTGCCAATCAGCGAATAGTCGGCCAGTTCACCACGGAGTTGCCGGTTGGCGAATCCTAGCCCCGCGGAGATAAAGCGTCTGCAAAACGCGCACGAGCGGCTAATTGAGCGGCTCGATGCCACGCATGGGCGCAGGCTTGAAAGCGTATTAGAAACTCTGGAAGCAGAGATCGAGCGGCTTGTTGGTCAAGGCAAGATAACACCGGCAGAGGCAATCAATAAACGGGTCACCATCGAGGCCGCGATCCGCGGCACGTTCTTGACTTGGGCCGATGAAACCGTCCGCGACTATGACAACGTGGCCTCGGGTGTGGTCGCAATGATGCAGAAGTTGGGATCGATAGAAGGGTTTGTTGCCGCCGATGCCGCGACAGTCAATCAGTTAAAGCGCATTGCCTTTGCAGGGTACGAGGACATTGCCGCCCGGTTTGTCGACACGCTTGCCAACGGTCTTTACCAGAACACGCTTGCAGGGAGACCGGCAACCGAGACCGTGCGCGAGATGCGCCAAGCCATCAACGGCGTCTTCGCTAAAAGCGATGATGTGGCGGCGATGGAACTTGTTGATTTCGTCAAACAATACCGGGATGACGAAAGTCGTGCCGATGAGGTAGCCGACGCGGTGGAGCAGTTGCACACCATTCATGCGCGTGACCGCTCGGGGAACAACCTTCGCCGGTACGCTTACCAACAGGTTCACGATGCGCTGATGCAGTTCAACGGCTCGTTTACGCAGGCCAAAGCGCAAGAGGCAGGACTGACGCATTACGAATATTACGGCTCCCTGGTGCGCGACTCGCGCTCGTGGTGCGTGGGCCTAGCCGGGAAGGTACTTAGTCAAGATGAGGTCAGAGAGAAATGGGCCAACAGCAGTTGGCAAGGTAAAGCTCCCGGCGACCCTTTTGTGGTTCGCGGTGGCTATAACTGCCGCCATCACTTTATGCCAGTCGATCCAGACTGGTATGGTGACGCGGCGCAACCCGGTGGCTAAATATGGCAGACGAATCAACAGACACAAACGACACGCAGACCGAACCAAGTACAACCGAAAGCAAAAGCATCGAACCAGAGAAGATGCTGACACAGAGTGAAGTTGACGAGGTGGTAAAACGTGCCAAAGAAAAAGAACGGCGGCAACACGAACGCAAATATAGTGGCGTCGATCCAGATGAATATCGCGCAATGAAAGCCGCGCAAGAGGCCGAAGAACTGGAACGGCAAAAGGAGCGCGGAGATTTTGAAAACGTAATGAAGCAAACGGTCGAGAAGTGGGAGAAAAGAACCAATGCCCTGCAAGATGAACTCCGCAAGCAAAAGGTAGACGGCGCTCTGCTATCTGCCGCAAGCCGTGGAAAGGCTATTAATGCGGAACAAGTGGCGAACCTCTTGCGATCCAATGTCCGAATGAGCGAAGACGGCTCCGTCGAGATTGTGGACAGCAGTGGAACGTCCCGGTACGACGATCACGGGCAAGCGATGACACCCGATGCCTTGGTCGATGAGTTTCTGTCGGGTAACCCACACTTCGTGGCGGCAACCCCAGCGGGTACGGGTTCCCAATCATCTGTCGGCGGCGGTATTTCACAAGACAGCTTTGAAAATATGGATCAAAACCAATTTGTCGATTTGATGAAAACATCGGCAGGCAGGCAACGATATGCCGAATATCGCAAAACTAAATCAAGCAACAAAGGTTATATCAAGATGGCTTGACATAGGTCTGAGAGGGCGTAGAATCGCCGTCACTGTGTTTTTATACAGTACCCCTAGACCGGACTAGGTAAACTCTCCGGGGCTGTCAGACCGAACTGACTTTAATCAATCGGGTTGGTTGGCACCGTGGCCGACCTTTGCAAACACGGGTCTTTTTAACCGTAATTGCATGGGAGGCCGTAAATGGCAAGCACCACTACAGCAACTCTCGACGATCTGTTCACCAGCATTGTCCGAGAAGC